GCATTATTCACTATAGAAGCAATAAAACACTTTCATCTTGTGCAAACATTAGTGTGGCGTAAATTTATCGGGTTGGGATGGAAGTACCGCCCCTCTTATGAAAATATAGTCGTGTTAAGCAAAAGCAAGGATGCATACAGCTTTTATGATACATCTAAGAAATGCTCAAATGTTATCGAGGGAATCAACCAAAAGATTCCACGGCGCGGCGATCATCCAACCGTGAAGCCAGTTGCGTTAATGGAGAAACTTATCTTAACGCACAGCAAACCGGGTGACACCATCCTTGATCCCTTTGCTGGCAGTGGCACAACCGGAGTTGCCTGTATCAACACCAACCGTAAATATATTCTGATTGAGAAAGACCCGCAGTATTGCGAGATAATTAGAAACAGAATTGCCAACACACAACCACTATTGCAGGCCGTATAGTTATGGTTAATTTCGCCCCACATCCAGAGATAGCCTTGACGAAAGCGGAGTTTGACCCTGCTATACACAAGGCCACGTACCTTTACAATTACCCTGAGATATTCAGGCAGATTGCGGAAGGGAAGCTGGATAAGAAGGGTGCGTATAGAAGTCTTGTGTTGAATGACCTGTTCTTTATCGTGCTGTTCGTGATGGGTATTGAGAAGGCTAATCACCCGTTTGTAGTGAAGATGTGCCGGATGGTGCAGGAGGGGCCGCGTACTAATACTTTGGATATATGGTCGAGGGCGCATTTCAAAGATTTAGATGTAACCACGCCAGTTTTGACGAGCGACGGATGGAAATATCATGGAGAGTTAGAAATTGGTGATAAAGTTTTTTCTCCGTCGGGTAAATTAGTAAGCGTTATTGCCACCAAACATTTTACAGATAGCGACTGTCGGCGCATTGAAATGGAAAACGGGGTCGAGTTTATTTGTGGAGCTGGACATTTATGGAAGATCGAGACCAAATCGAGTGCAAGAGTATCAGGGACGAAAAATAAGCGTATCCCGCACAAAACCCTTATAGCAGAAACGGCGGAGATTGCAGACGGAAATTTTATTTATAAACCAATGGTTTTGTGTCCTTCTGCAATAGAATATCCAGAAAAGGAATTGCCTATTGACCCATATGTTTTAGGTGTGTGGCTAGGCGACGGGGATTCGAGCACTGGTAGGGTGTGCGGAATTGATGAAGAAGTGTTTAATGAAATAACGAAACGCGGGTATTCTTTGTCTCATAACCATTGTCCGCAAAGAGCACCATTCAGAACAAGCACGATTTATGGACTGTCAAATAAATTGCGATTGTTAGATGTTATTGGAAACAAGCACATCCCCGATATTTATTTAACAGCGTCAGCAAAACAACGTCTTGCGTTATTACAAGGGCTTATTGACACAGATGGTTGCGTTTCTAAAAAAAACCGTTGCGTTACGTTTTCACAGAAGAGCATTCATTTGTCGCAGCAAGTTAAGTTTCTTGCACAGAGCCTAGGATTTAAGCCTAGGTTGACACCATCTAGATCAACAAACAGTTGGCACGTAACATTTCAGGCTACGCAACGAGAGACTCCGTGTCTTCTTCAAAGAAAATTATCGCTTTTGCCAAAAGAGCAATCGTATTTCCAAAGGGGATGGAGAATAAAAAGCATATCGGTTATTCCACCAGTGCCGACTAATTGTATACAAGTTGATTCCGAAGACGGGATGTATCTTGTTGGGCGTGATCTTGTCCCTACGCATAACAGTACAATCCTTACCATTGCCGAAACAGTCCAGTATCAATTGAAAAATCCCAATCATTGCACCGGGATATTTGCTTACTCGCGGCCTGCTGCTAAAAAGTTTTTGCGTGGCATTAAGTCACTACTGGAAACCTCTGATTTGCTTAAGTGGTGTTTCCCTGATGTTCTGTACGCGAAACCGGAAAGTGAGTCACCGAAATGGAGCGAAGATGACGGGCTGGTGCTGAAAAGGTCATCTTCTTCGCGTGGTGAAAGTTCAATCGAGGCGTGGGGGTTGACAGAGGGTATGCCTACAGGCCGCCACTTTGAGAGATGCGTTTTTGACGACCTTGAGACTGAGGATATCCGGGAATCGCCGGATATGTTGAACAAGGTTTATTCCAAATTTGAGATGGCGGGGAATTTGGGGACGTTTTCGGACAGTGACGTAACACGGGTAATCGGGACTTATTATTCCCACTTCGGGCCGAATGTGCGGATAAGGGATAAAAAGCTGGCTGACGGCAGCAATGTCTACACCCTTCGCCTTATTCCCGGTTCGGATAACGGTCAGCGCGACGGAAAGCCTGTTTTAATGGACGTGGGCGCATGGGAAAAAGAGAAAACGGGGATGCACTTTAACAGCCAGCAATTGTGCGACCCCACACCGTCCAGTGAAATTAAACTCGACTTTAATTGTTTGCGGCCTATCGAACCGCAGTTTATCCCCCGGACGATTCACAAGTTCATGGTGCTCGATCAGGCGGGCGGTGATGAGACAGACAAGCAGAGCAAAGATTTATGGTCATACGGAGTAATAGGGATTGAGCCAGTCCTCGACGACATTGGTCAGTCAAATGTCTACCTCCTTGACATCGAAGCTGACCAAATGTCGCACTCCGAGGGTATTGACGGCGTTGTTCGTATGTATATGCGGAACGGTATCATTCAGCAGATGGGCGTGGAAAAGGTCGGCCTGTCCACCACTGAAATACACATAGCCAATGCCTTAAGAACTAAAGGCCGCAGACTGTCACTGGAAGCTAAAAACCTTGTTTTGCTGAAACCGGCGGGACGCTCCAAGAACATGCGTGTCGAAACAGCTTTGCAATGGCCTTTGAACAACGGGAAAATATTTTACTCCACGGCAATACCGCAAAAGTATATTGATGCGATAAGAGAGGAAATGTTGAAGTTCCCCTTTTACCACGTTGATATACTCGATATGATAGCCTATGCTTATGATTTATTTAAGGAATTTCGTTTCCCGATTGGCCGGAACAATAACATCCAGACCGTGCATGAAGAAGATCGCCCGTTGATGGTAGGGTTGCGCGGAACTGGTTTAAGATTAGGGTTGCAGGGGTAAATATGTCCAGTATCGGAACACCGAAACAGTGGTGGAATACACTTACTCATCCTAAAACATGGTTGAGCACGAAGCCTTATAACGAATGGAATCAGGAGATGACGGCCTACGTTGACCAGGATGAGCAGGCGGAAAAAGACCGCAAGGCAGCAGAAGATGCCAAAGCAGCGGCGGCACAGGCCGAAGCGGATGCCAAAGCCAAAGAGGAAGCAGATCTTGCAGCAGCCGCAGCGGCGGAAGCCGACGCCTTAAAAAAGCGCAAGGGCATGAAGGCAACAATGTTGACCGATGTCAATCAAGATCAATTAGGGTCTGCACCGACCCAGAAAGCGCAGATGTTGGGATAGCGAATGACTAACGACCAGACCGGAACCGACACAGTTAAAGACATTCTTCGCTTTTACGACTACCTAAAACAGGCACGGCAGCCGTTTGAGCCGATGATTGACGATATATTAGAATTTGTACGTCAGTCACGTCCGATAAATGCCACTACAAAAGGTAAATCGTTGACGGCCAATGTTTATAACGGCAAGCCGATTGAGGCCCTTAATTTGTGGGCTGATGGCATGTACGGCTATTTGTGTTCGCCTAACCTTGATTGGTTTTCGCTTACCTTGCCGATGTCTGTTAATTTTGGCCGGATGAGTGCTTTACGTAAGTTTTCCGGCAAGCGCCTTGATGACCTCCCCGAAGTGGCTGAATGGCTGAACGCTTGCGAAGAACACATGAAGGCCACTTTTTTACGCAGCAATTTCTATGCCGTCATGCCTCAGTTTTTCAGGGATGGCGGGTCAGTCGGCACGGCGGTAATGGATGTGGAGGAAGATTTGGAAACCGGACGGATATTTTTTACGCCTGTTCATTTTCGCGAATATTATCTCATGGAAAACAAGCACGGGTTAGTAGACACGTTTTATCGCCGGTTCCCCATTACATTACGCAATCTCGTCCAAAGGTTTGGCCTTGATAAGATCGAGGCGGTAGACAAGGACTTTAAGAACAAATATGAAAAAAACCCGTATGATGAGCAGTATATCATTCATGCCATTCAGCCAAGGCAAGACTTTAACCCGGAGCGTATTGACGCCAAAGGAAAGCCGTGGGGCTCATATTGGTTGTTGGAAGGCAAGGCTGACAAACTGCTTGATGAAGGTGGATTTAAACGCTTCCCGTCCGTGGCTTGGAGATACAGGAAAGAGACAGATGAGGTATATGGCCGTTCACCGGCTTGGGATGCCTATTCAGAAATAATGCTGGCACAACAGGAAGCAAGGACAAACCTGATTGCCGGGCAAATGATGGTCGAGCCGCCAATGGTAATGACCGAGGATTTGCGGGGACGTGTCCAGATCGGGCCGCGTGGCAAAACATTTGTCGAGTCGATGGTTGACCTCCCACAACCTTTGAATACCGGGATACAATTACCGTATGCTCTTGATATGCGTGAACGCACTGATAAGGCCATAGAGAAGCACTTCAATGTGGACTTCTTTCTTATGCTGTCTCAGGCGGCCTACAACAAGGTATTTTTGACGGCTACACAGGTTATCCAGATGGCCGGTGAAAAGGCGGCTGTCTTGGCAACAAGAACAGACACATTAAATATGGAAGCCCTGAACCCGATCATCGACATTGTATGGGACAAAGAAAGTGCTGGCAAACGGTTGCCTCCTCCTCCAATTCTTGCCGAGTTTGCCAACGCC